AGATTTTGTGGTTCTTATTCCTGTATCGGTTATTTTTCCGAAACCATTTGAAATACGCTTTCCTTCTCTTCCAGCGTTCTCAGTGTAAAGCATATTTTCATATCCAAAATCCATGATAAGAGTATCAGACACTTGAGCTCCGATGTCGTTAATCTCAGTTAGAATCAAGGCTCCATTATATGCGGTACCTACTCTATATATTATCGAAGCGAAATCAATCGGCGATACAAAGTTATCTCTAAATGTACATACCTGTTTATATGGCATAGAAGTTATATCTATCACGCTAAAGGTAGAATAGTCTAGACCCTTTCCTCTCGATACGTCAACAGTCATCGCATACACATGATTACCGACTGGCTTTTCATATTGTGAAAGACCTTCGTTTGCGTATAGTGGTGTTGAGTATGACAGCTCTTTGAGCTTTGAACCCGATATGAGAGTACCAGAAGATCCGAGGAACTGACAGCAGTATTCCTGATTGAACTTTTCCTCGTCGTGATCGAGCGACTCGATCGTTTCTTTTCTCCATTTCTCATCACGGCCAGGGACGTCATACCACATGACTTTAACGTATTCGTAACCGTTAGTGCCTTCTTCGGCTCCCTTACATGTTTTCCAAAAGTGGTTCAATCCGTTTGGTGTAGAGGTCATTAGAAGCTTTGTAGACTCGCCTGATGAAATGGTTGGATATACCGATGCAAAGAATTCATCGTATCCCTCGATGAAGGCTACCTCGTCTAGATAGAGGAACGACACCGTCTTACCACGAATAGCCGAAGAAGACGTTGTTCCGGCCAAAACGTTACATCCGTTCTCGAGAGCGATGTTTCCTTTGTTCCATTCTTCAATGCCCTGCTGTAGCCACTTAGGTAGAGCTTCATACGCAAGTTTAATACGAGCAAGAACTTCCCTCGCTGCGTCTCCCTTGTTCGCAAGGATGGCGACAGTCTTAAACTCGTTAAAGAGTATGTAGTGTAGAATCACTGCGACGGCCGTAGTCGTTTTACCAGACTGGCGAGCCGTAAGAACTGCAAGACGACGATTGTTTGTAATCTTTTCAACTATCTCTTTCTGATAGTCATACATGTCGAGAGGAATGAGACCGTGATCAACGTGAACGATCTTAATATACTTCTTAGCGAAATATATTGGATCTTCAGAACACTTAACGTATTCCTTTATGAGTTCCGGCGTCCATTCGATTGGTTCACCAGTTTTCTTTAAGTGTATATTACCAAGATATCCGTCACCCATTATTCACCCTTTAACATCTTAAGAAGATCTGCTGTCGAGAGTATGAGATTGTTATTCGTTACGTTCGTCTGAGCAGCTTCCTTAGGACCATTCTTTTCTTCAATTGCGTACTTCTTCTTCGTAGAGATTTCAACGAAATCTTTGTTAGCATCGAGGAGAGTCTTCATAAGAGTTGACGCAACTTCAAACGCACGTGGAGACTCAGATTGTTTTGCAAGACTAATCATTTCCTTTAATGCGTCATCGCCTTGCTCTATAATGTTCTTGATGTTTCCGCGAACCTGTTCGATATCTCGAATTGTTTCATCGTCTTCTACGACTGTTGCAACAGCAGTGATGACTTCCTTTTCTTCGTATACAACCACAAGTTCTTCTGATTTTGCTTCTTCTAAAGGTCTAAGACCAAGAACCTCTGAAATTTTATCATTGTTCATTTTCACTCTTCTTCTGGGTTACTTGTTATGACTCGTATGATTCCCCAATCATCGTCAAACTGGATTTCTTCGTATGGAATAGTTAGGTCAGGATCTGTCGTCGGCACGTTGTTTGCGGTTAGACCTGGATATACATTGACACCTTCAGAAGGATCCGAAGATGCGTCCATAGATGTCCAGATATCTGTGTCTATGAACTTAATGATCTTCTTTTCTCTTTCAGGACCAAAGTACCAGCCCTTCATAGTAAAGTTAAGAGTCCATAGGACGGATCTTCTTTCTTCAAAGCCTCCTTCGTATAGATCCTCGTTCGTAATTCCATTCAAAATGATAGGAATATCAATAGGATCAAGGTCGTTAATCAACTTAACCGTAGCTGTCCACTCTGGTTTAAAGAATGGTATGATCTGCTCTACGATCTTTGTTGCATCTTCCGAATACTTAGTCATTATATAAAGAGAAAAGTCGAGGTTATATGGTGTCGCCGTCCACACATATGATTTTTGGCTATCTGTCTCACCTAGGTTCTTTTGAATCTTTTGCTTCGATGGTATCTTTCTCGCTCCATCGTATGTCATATTTGTGATTTCAAAAGACATACGAGGAAGAGAGATAGCAGTCTTACGAGTTAGATCTGGATCCTGCGTGATACGAGCAAGAAACTTTTGAAACGGGCCGTATGCAATTGGAACTACCATACGCTGCACTTCAGCACCATCTAAGCCGTCTCGAGTGATCGAGATCTTATTAAAGATAGTACCGAATAGCGCAACATACTTCCGCGTAGTCGCATTATAGAAGTGATTTACAAAGGCCATGTATTTTCCTTACCAAGTGTCTAGTGACCAAGCAGTTCTTTTCCAGATATTAGTAGAACCATTATAGTTCGCAGTGCAATAATATATGTAAGAAGAACTAAAGGATATGTCGCCAGTCTTATCTCCTAATGCCCCAATACTACTTGATGGAACTGGCACTACCCTTCCGCCAGACCAGGCAGTATTCTGTAAGGTTTCGTCTGGAAAAATTATAGATCCATTCGCACCAAATGTCCAAACATTGTTATTTGCAGCGACTTGTAAATCAGGATTTAATCCGGACTCAACTCTAAAGTAACTGTTATTTCCGCCTATTGTTAAATTCGACTCACTGTCATCTTCAATTCCGCCGGCACGGATACGAATATCATTCGGTCTTATTGCATCTACGATTATAAAATGGTCCTCAGAACCTGAGTCTACTGTCGGAAACAGCCCTATAGCATAGAAAGGTCCGGTGTTTGCAGCGACTGAAACCGTGTTTGCAGGAATAGCAGTGAATAGAATCGAAGAAAAGTCAGTTCTTATACTTCCAGACGTGTCATTGAACTCGTCACCTTTCATAAATATTGTATTTACATAGAGGTCGCTCCAATAGTTTGACAGAGAACCGATGTCGTAAGTTAGATCTTCTGCCGGGATTATGTCTTCCAACTCAGTGAATGAAGCTGCTCCTGTTAAATACCCAGCTAGAGCATGATCACCCCAAGAATAAGCTGTGTTCCAGTTAGACACATTTGTACTGGTTATAGAACCAGCCGCAGTTCTTGGGAAATCATACCCTGCATAGCTGTAAGAAACGGTGTACTCTCTATCTTCAACCCAGTTCCCTGTTACAGATAGGCCGCCAACTTCTACTTTATAACCGATTACTCCTTCAAGCTCTCCATGCGTCTTTTCTATGTCGCCTTCGGATCCAAGTGTACCTGAGAAGTATACACTCGTTATGTCTGCATCTTTTGCAACCATAGAAAAGATAGAGTCTTTATATAGAGTTACATAGCTACTTGCCGATCCAAACGGTGTGGCTGCAGTTCCAGCAGATGGTACTCTGTTGCCATCATTATAATCTATGCCCGTTGATCGGTTCGTGTTTATAATATTTCCGGAAGTATCGTACTGGCCAGATCCACCACCTGAAATTTCAGTAGCAGGCCATATATTCACGGCCGTTCCTGAAACTGTGTATGAGGTAATAACACCGTTTTCATCAGCACCCGAGATTAGAATACTTACATTATTGTTACTAGTTCCACCTAAGTTAGTTCCCAATATCGTTAGAGTGTCGCCGACTTCATAACCAGTCCCGCCATTAAGTAAGCTATTGTCTCTCCAAGACTCGCCTTCATATCTACCAAAAAGCAGACCGAATGCGGCGCCAGTTCCAGACCCGCCCGTAACTATGCTCGAATTGGCAGTTATTTCGCTACCTTCGTAGAACCAAAAATCTGGATAAAGAACTGGAACTTTTGACTTAAGAGACTCAATATGTTGATAGAACCTAGTCTTTATAGTCGCAGTGCTATTCTGAGTATCTCCTGTGTATAGAACTAGATCAACGTACTCTTTAAAGAATTCCCACAGCTGTCCTCTTCCGATCGGATCTTCAGAACCTCTAAAGATTGATATAACAGCAACCGTTGCGGAACCACTTATATTCGAAACTGCGAAATCGTCGTCCTCAGTTTGTGTAACACTTGTATTTGGGTTTACGGCTTCTGATGTAATTACGATTTGATTTATACTTGGTATACCGGTGTTATATATTGTAGAGAACGACGCGCTAAACCCTCTATAGTTGTTTGTGTCGGTTGGTATATATGACACCGCCTTTGTAAAGAATACGTCATCGTTACCTTGGTGATCTGTAATGAACAGTTCAAAAGCTTGCTTATTAAATACCGCGCTTTCAAAAAGAGTAGAGAAAGAAGCGCCGTCCTCAGACTCTGTGCTAAAGTTTAGAACACGAGTGTCCTCAGTGTTACCTATATAGTTTTCGCTTAAGTCTTGTGGTATAAGCTCACCATTTTCAATTGCGGTCGCTGCCTTATCTTTAATAACATAGTTCTGTTTTATGATACTATATTTTCTTTCAATGATATTGGAAGTATCCGTCAAGTCTGACACGTCAGATACAATTAAATTATTCGCATCTGTAAGATCAGAAATGTCAGTTGGTATCGTTGGTTTGTTATCCAAGTCATCATAGTCACCAGAAAAAGCGGTACTTACTAACTGATACAAGTTTAAGTTTGGCTTATTCGACAGATCGTTATAGTTTCCAGAAAAATCTGCAGCGTCATCGTTATAGAGTTCAGTAAAGTTCTGGTTAATCTTCGTGAATGCCGTTCTTAACGGATCACCGGTTCTATCGTTCGCTGTTGTACCGATATTGATGGTTTGCTTTGCCATGTCTTCCTCTTATACGGTGTCTGCTGTGATCTCAGTAGTGTCAGCAGTTATATTGTTACTGTCGGCGGTGATTGAATAATTCGTTGGTCTAGTAATAATCTCACTAAACGGATCTATCTCTGTAAAGTCGATGATATCTTCACCTTCTTCTTCAAAGAATATGTTCTTAGCTATCGGATCCTTGCTTAGAAGTTTATCAAGAGAATATACATGCGGATCTTCTGTATTTATGCTATCGAAGTAAGTGTCTATCTCTTGGATTCCGGTATTGAACATTTCGTTCGAGTATTCGAATAGTTCACACTTAAGATCAAAAACTTGCAGTGATCCACTCTGATAGAATACACTCTCGTGTTCAACAAACATTATCTTAAAGAACTTATCGTTCAACGGCAGGTAGACTAGGTCGCCTTCTTTAGGACGTATTAATGTAGTGTTCAGTCTTGTCGCATATCTTTCAAACGTTCTCATAGCAACTGTGAAAGTAACTTGATCACGTATCTGAAGACCAAACTTACTAAGAAAGTCGCCTTCACCTTGGAACCCGTCAACACTCTTTACATAAACTTCCATCGAGTAAGCAGCATTAAAGATAGACAGATCGTCTTCGTTAAGTATGTGATCCGTTGCTTCTAACTTTCTAGTTAAGTAGTAAGTATCAACGCCATAGATCTGAATTGCTTCAATGACCAAGTCGTCAATGAGTTGTTGCTCATTGAAGTATCCATAGTTTTGAAAAAAGACGTTAGTCGCCATTTATCATCCAACGAAATTGTAAACGAGTGGTTGAAGTGAAGTCTTCGCGTTTTCTTCCATCTCTTTGCGGTCTGCCTTTGCTTCCGATAGGATCTGTTCACCGTTGAACTGAACACCACCGATAAGCTGCATGTTTGTGAACTTTGTTAGGTTTACACCCCACTGCTCACGTATTAGGATAGACGCATAGTTCTGAAGAAAGCGATCGCTCCATACATCGGAATATGTGTTGCCATCAATAATGTCGTATCCTTCTATAATGATAAACGACCCAGGATTTAAGATGTTCTTATTTACATCGAGATACAAACGATTTATGTGGCGGTTATATCTTATAAGAGGTTTACCCACGAGAATTTCCTGAAGAAATTGTAGGTGCGATAGAGCCATGTAGTAATGCTGAATGTTATAACCGGTTATGTCTTCGAGATTATTCAAAACGAACTGATACTGAACGTTGAAGAAGCCAGTTCCGGTCGAGATCGATGAACTAAGATCAAAGATACGAGTAATGCCAAGCATGCTCTCAGGTACTTCTACATATCCCTGATCTATCTCTTCTTGAGTTAGCGCGTGTTTAAGATATATCATCTGGCTACCATCGTAGTGATAGTCTCTCCAGAATGCTATTGCCTCGTCAATACGATCTTCTATCTGTTCGTCAGAAACGTTGATCTGAATGACTGGTGCACCGATCTTTCTAAGAACATAATCTTTGAATTCGCTTCTTGTTGAAGGACGTGCCATGTTTGATCACCTTACTTTTTGATCTATTTATAAAAAGTAAGGCGATCTATTCGACAGCCTTACTTTATCAAAATGCAATAGATCCACTTTGTAATTAAGCTTGAGATTCAGACCAACCTATTCTACCAGCAACCACGAATGGATTTGCTGCGGTAACATTACTAGGATCTTCTAAAAGCTTAACAACAAGAGTTAGAACATCTGGGCCATCTGGGAATGTTCCGTCTCCACCGAGGATAGAGTTTCCAAGTGTCGCGATTTCATCGAGAGAAACTATGATATTGTTTTGTGAACGAGCGGTTGTGCCCGATGTACCCTGCGCTCTGAACGTATACACCGTAGTTCCTTCGGTGATTCTATCCGACGAATCGTGATAGATAAGTTGACTCAAGCTCGGGTTCGCAACTCTCTTCCAGTCATAGTTATTCAACTTGCCGTTCAATTTCAGAAGAACCTCGCAGCTGTGAGTCGTCAGAATACCAACGCTATCTAAGATCAGTTGCATACGATTTATGATCTCTCTTTCTCCAAGATTTCCTGGCGTTCCGTTGTCAACGCTAGGAGCTAGACGAATGCTAATAAGAGGTTGTTCGTACACAACGGAAGTAGTTGCAGCAGAAAGAGTTACAGTGTAGTTGTTCGCTGCTGCAGTTGCTGTTGGAGGACCGTTCAATAGAATAAGGTTTCTTGTAGCAGTAGAAGCGACGTTTCCTGGAAATTGTATTCTTGAAGAAACGCTTGGAAGGTACGCTTGGAATGGAGTAGTTCTAGTGTCCAGTGGGTTTGCGGTTAGTCTTCCAGTAATTCCGTTACCAGTTATAGACACGCCAGCAGGAATCGCGTTTAATGCTGTGCTTGGAGTCACAACTTCAATAGCATAGTTTGCTGTTCTAAATTGGCCTTGTGATAGAACATAGTATAATGAAGTATTTGCAATTGCACCGTTAGCTACGATACTCGCGGTTCCTGAAATACTTAGTGTATTCGAGCTTGCAGCAAACACGTATGCACGGTCGTTGTCATATCTTCCATCCATGATCACAGAAGTACCCCAGTGAGCTAGCGCCGGAACATATGTTGGAGCTCCAACGTTCTCAATCTCATATCTTCCTGGTATATTACCAGATCTCATATAAGCTTCGTTTTGTTTATTATTGTGTATAAATTCATGAACGTATACGACTTTACCTTTTTGATCTTTAAAACCAAATCTCACTTTACCGGCACCATACCAGCTGTAATCCATATAGGCCATCTGTATCTTATTAGTATTAAGATAGAAACCAGTCGAGCCGGTTCCATCGCAGGTGTCAATATTCCACTGAGACTGTGGTATTTTAGTGTCAATCGTTTTTGTAATGATTACATTCGTAGCATCCGTTCCTCTATAACTAGGAAGTATGTAAAGAAGAGTGTTACTTGCTATCTCTGATATGACATAAGTTTGGCCTTTGATGACTATTCGACCGCCTGCGTTTAATTGAGAAAGAAACTTCGTGTTTGTTCCAACAACGTTACCCTGCTTAAACTGAACAGATACAGTACCGCTTATCTGAAGGGTACTGCTTCTTCGACAGCAATATAGTTCCGAACCGTCATATTCAAAATATAGTCCGTTTTGATCATCAAAGAGGCCGCATTTTAGAAGACTGTTAGACCACGTGTTGACATAGTACTCAGGAATACCAAGCGCAAAAGTATCGGCAGGTTGGCCGCCGATGTTGACTCTAAACGAATATGGGTCTATGATGCTATCCACCGTAAAGGACCCATTCCAATAATTTTGTCCGGCAGTAACTGTAGCTCCACTTACTGTTATACTCAAATCTTCTGTCACTCTACTTGGAAAACGAGTCGTTATTATTGCCGTGTTTCCAGTGTCATACACCATCGAGTCAATAGTAGTGGTTGGACTAAAGTTAACAGCAAAGCTAACTTGAATACCCTTACCAGACTGATAACGGAAATATTTACGTGTCTGGCGTATCATAGTACTGTCTGGATTTGTGCTCGGAATAAGTTCAACTCCGCCATCGTATGGTCTATGAAGAGCGAAGCCATCTGCACGAAGCAAGAGAGATGTACCAACAGCATACTCAGAGCTCGTAAGAGTGGTGTTTGCGACACTCTCTCGTGCAATAATTTCAGTTGTACTGTTTATGCTTTCTATAGTTGCGTTGTACGTCGCACCAATACCTATAATTTCATTTAGTATAACACTAGTTCCGCTTGATGTTATATCGATTTTATTTGTGTTTGCGGTCGCTGTGGCTGGAGTTGGGTGTAGTTGAAGAGTTGTGCTACTTAAGACATTTACGTAATAAATCCCATCTTCTGTTATTCCACCCGGCGTCGAATCAGATGACACAAATACTGCATCTTCTGTAATATATCCATGTGAAGCAGAGGTTGTAATAACGTCTGTAGTTGTGTTTATACTGCTTACTGTTACGTTCGCTCCTATAGTTTGGCTTTCATAAACAAAGAACTCGTTTCCTCGAGTAAACAATGAAGGAAAGTTTGTGTCCGTTCCAGTGATTGTAGTCTCGCCAGCAGTAATAGTTACTGTTCCAGGTCCTAGCACTTCACCGGATACTGTAGAAGTTGTTATGGTGTGATCTGTACCGGTACCTTTCGAAGTTAAAGTAATTGACACACCATCAATCGCATTTTGCTCAGAAGACGCCAGTCTAAACCAGTTTTTACTCACTCTTATCACATAATAAGTAGTAGAATCTGTAAGACCGCCTATTGCAGTTCCAGTTGTGTTATATTCTACGGCAGTGCCGGTTCTGAGTCCGTGTGTTAACGAATAGAAAGCACTCTTACTTAAATCTAAAAACAGATTAGGATTTATACTAATAATTCTCAAAGGCACGCTAACGTTAGCTGTAGACACCGTAAACGTGTTAGAAGTTATATTATCCACTAACGTATACACCCCATCTGCTGCACCGGGCGTCGTAGCCGAGAAGGTATGTGTGGCTGTACCGGAGGCCGCTATATCCACCAAGTCTGCTGCGCGCAAAGATCCTGATCCACTAAGAGGGCCGCCTATATCAACACGATCTGTATTTGCATTTGCGCCGGCTTTTGTCCAGTGAAGAGTAAGCGTTGTTGTAGTCCCAATTCTTGCCCAATACCATGCGCCGCTTCTAAGGCCAGATATCGGCGTTGAGCTTAAGTATTGTACGGCGTCGCCGTTTGTAAAACCGTGAGCAACAGCCGTAGTGATCACGTCAGTCGAAACGTTAACAGCAGAGGATTGTGTAAATGTTCGCTCAACGGTCTTAAATCCAGCAGTAGTGGTCGCAAGTTTAAAATTGTTCTGTGATTTTTGAAAAACATAGTAAAAGTCACCACTAGTAAGACCACTGATATTAGAATTTCCATTATTGTTGTACAATACTGAAGAACCGTCTATAAGTGTATTACTAGGAGCAAATATACTATCATTGTTTAAAATAGAATAATTTCCAGATATGCGATACTGGCCAGCTGCGCTTCCAAACGAAGTAAGGTTAATTTGTGCGCCGTTTGAAACTGACGTAAATCTAACTCTGTTGACATTAACTTTTTCAATTCTGTAAGCCGTAGAAGATGTAATACCGCCGATGGCAGTGCCAGATTGAACAGTATATGTTGCTATGTCTCCGGTTTCAAAACCGTGATTTGAAAACCATATCGTATCAAAATCTGGAAGAAGTGACGCAGCAATCATCACAGCACCATTCGTGGTCGTTGTCATATTTAGAGTTGCGCCCGTAGGTGTAGTTCTAATCGTCATTGTTGTTGCACCACTGACAACCGAAACATAATATGGAGTGTAAGAAGATAGAAGGTCGGTTGATACGGAAACGTTGCCTGCTCCACCTGGGCCAAAGAATAAAAGTGGAACGTTATTATCAGAGTTAGTAAGATTGTGCGGTTCAACGAACGTAACAATTTCTGTTGCAGTGGCCACGCCACTAACTCTTGTGCCTCTTATGAAAGCGCTTCTCATAACTCCACCGTCAGTTCCTGCTCCTGACAAGTTTACTCTTGTTGTGCTTCCGCTTGTAGTGGTAAGATATATAGTTGTAGGATTTACCACTCTTACGTAGTACCAGTTAAAGGTAGTAAGACCGCCGATTACGGTATTTCCTTCACCAGCTACATACACGTATGGAAAGTTATCCGACAATCCATGAGCAGTTGGAAACGTAATCGTCTCAACTCCAGCTCCAGCATCAATTGTGACTGCCGAATTTCTAAAGTATAGTACAGGTGAACCTTTTGATGAGTCTCCACTGTAGTTATATGGCTGAACTGCACCAAGAGCAAACGAACCTGTTTCTCCAGTTGCAGTATTGTTTGTGCTTGTTACCGTGCTAGTAACAAAATTATTTGCTTCTACTAGAGACGCATCAATGTCTAAGTCTACAACACCTTTACTGTTTGTTAAAAAGAAGCTGGTTCCAGGTGTAAAATTTGTCGGGTATGCCGTCGTAACAGTTAGGGCAGTATTTCCAGATCCGCTCGTTGTGATTGCGGAAATTCCAGAAATATCAAATTCGGTTCCTTGATAAAGTGATCCAGCAAAGATCTGAGTGAATGTATCAAGTATACTTCCTGTAAAGTTTTGTATTGACTTTGATTTGTATTGGAACGAAGTTGTACTTATAATATTAGTTACAACAAATCCGCCATCGCAAGAAATACTTCTAGAACCAGAAACGATCACTGGGCTTCCGCTAATAAAGTTGTGAACTTCTCCAAGTTCAACAGTGACAAGATCGCTTCCATTAATTGTAGACATAGAAGTAATACTAAAAGAAGTGTCACCAGTTCTTGAATAGAAAGTAGGAATATTCTTAACGAGTTCAAGAGTCTCCCATTTAGTTGACTGAAGACCGTATTCGAAGTCAGTATCGATTAGGTTTTCTGGTTGACTTATTCTTAATTTTGAAACAGGATCAACAAACGTTTCACTAGGCTCAAATGATTGATTGTCTTTTTCAACGAAGATCTGAAGCTTATCAGATGCACTCATAGCACTGCAGTCGTATGTTAAGACGAGAGTTGTGGTTTCTGCAGTCGTGTTAATGGTGTAGTTACTTATTCCCTTTGCTGAATCAGCGAACGAAAAAATGATTTGATTATCCGTAACATTCGTGATAAGCAGGAATCTCTCTAAACGATATATTCCATCAATGACAATTGTATCCGTTGATGGTGTAAACGTATAAGATGGGATAAGTACTTTAGCCATTTATTGCTTCCTAGCTTAATGATAAGATTGTTTCTTCTATTTATAAAAGAAGACGAACCGCATTTTTCTATTGACATATGTGAAATTACTGATATAATTAGATTTAATATCTATCAGGCCGGTAGTATATACTCACTCGATGCGTTCGATATCTTCTTCATAGCAGTTCTCTCCATACTGGATCTCAACAATCTTGAGTTCTTCAGACGAGTCGTTAATGAGTTGATGCCAGTCGGTTACGACAATGGTGACGAAGTCACCTTTCTTCAAAGGTTTTCTTATTCCATTGTGTAGGATTGCACCTGTACCATTCGTCACGTACCAAAGTTCGCTTCGATACTTATGTCTCTGAAGACTCAGTGACTTACCTGGTTCGACGACGAGCTCCTTTACCTTCGTAGAAGGACCGTCTGAGTGAAGAACACGATAGTATCCCCACTTTCTTTCAGTCTTTGGAGTCTTCCACTCAGTGAGGATCTTGCTACTCGAATTCATCTTATGAGTTCCACCGACGCCAAATACAAATGATAGTCTTTCATCCTTAATACTCATTTCCGGAATATTAATATTCGTTCTATCCCCGCCATTTGCAAAGATGATTTCATCATTAGGAAACTTTCCTAGGCACAACTTAATTGCTTCTGATGCCCCGCCATCACTATCGTCAAAGATCATGACACTATCGACCATATGAAGGCTCTCAACGATTGCAACTCTTTCTGATAGACTCATGAATGGCTGGCCCTTTTTACGAGTTAACCATTCGTCACTATTGACTCCAACTATTAGAATATCGCCGAGCTCTTTTGCTTCGTTAAAATATGCGATGTGACCGCTGTGAATTGGATCAAAACCGCCGGTTACAAGTACTATCTTCATTTCTTACTCCGCATCAAAAAAGAACATTTGCCATAGACGTGAATTTTCTAAAGCATATCCAAAGTATTCAGACGCTGCGTGTATCAACCCAGCATCAAATATAACTAGTCTATTATAAACGTTTCCAACCACATCAACTGGCTCGTATGGAGTTCTATCCAGAGTAGTATGACCAGAGAATGTGCTCATAATTTCTGGATGCGAGTTATGACGTATACGTGTTGCTTTATGTGCAAACATAGATGTACCTGTCTGATATGGCGCGTCTGGTGTTAGAAACAACATTCCTGCATACTTCTGTTCGTCGCAGTGATACACGAGAGGTTCGCCTGCGTAGCAGTACTGGAATCTACCGTTCATTCCATACTGTTCCCACTTAGTAACCTTCATTCCCATGATCTTTTCGAACTCGTCTTTTAATCCGTTAAAGAGGTACTGTTTGTGAGTTCTTCTTCCAATGTATCCTCTTCCTATGCCACCCTCGTCAAATTCTCTAGTCATAGCATACTTCCTTACTTCATCCGGATTTTGATAAAAGTCATCTACGACCCACAGTCTCTTCTTATAAGGATTTATAATCGAAGAGGGGTTTAATACTGATTTTTCGAATACATCCAAGTCTTTGTAATCAAAGTTTGGTAAGAAAAAGTTTTTAAGATGCTCTCTTTCAAGTATCATTTTTGGCAACTCGCTTATTGGATACTTTTTCAAAACATGATCATTATTTCCAGAAGGTGGAACAGAACCTTCAGTAAGAGGAGTTTTGTTGAGAAAATCAATAAACGAGTCATCGCTAAATTTGATAGAACTGTTATCTTCTTTACGCATCCATTCAAACGAATCGTTGTAATGGGCAAAGACTTTTGCTTTTAAAACTCTATTTTCAACTCCGCCCATCCATGACAAGTGCCATCCAAGATCTTTAACGGGTTGTCCATTTTCTGTTATATAATGAACAGGAAATGGGTTACCGATATTTGATCTTATATTCGAAGGATTTATTTTTTTTAGTTGACTCTTCGTAGCAAGAAACATTCCGCCAGACCAATCTACTGGATACCCATTACTATAACAAACACGAAGGTCTGCTCTTCCTTCTAAGTATATCAACGGAACTTTAATAATAATATTTTGATTTTGCTTGCATACGTTAGAAAGATATTGAATAACTTCAGGCTTTATAATTTCGTCAGCGTCACTATGTATGAACACGGTATCATCATCAAACTTATCTAGCGCAATTAAAAGAGCATCTTTCTGTAGGCGCTCTCTTACCTTTGCTCTCTTTGATTCAATTTCGTTACGACTATCGTTTTTCATATCCGCGGTGTCGATAGGAAGAATCACTAGATCTTCGTCTTCTGGAATATCGTGCTCTATATATACGATCTTATCTTCTGGTAAATTTAGTTTTTTTGCAATCTCACTAAATTTTCTCTCGACGTTCTGTCCGCTATGTGTTTTATTCGACTCTGCAATCACAAAATAGTCTACATAATCTTTAAGAAGATTTACTCTCAGCTCTAGTGTTTGCTCGCCATACGGAGCAAAAAATGGAAAAAAATCTACTATCATATTATAACCTTTCTAAAACAGTTAAACCGTTGTTGTTTGTTAAGAATTTTTTGAATCTCCAGTGAGGGTTAACCATGAGAAACTCTATTATAGCTGGAAGAAGACCTTGAGAAGTACTGTATGCTTGGCCTCCCTCGTTCTTTAGACCAAAAGTATTTGTATCGTGGAACACCATGTATTTTCTAGACTTATTTCCATGAAGTGAAAGCTCTTGTTTTAACTGCTCGTATGTATGCCAAGTATCAATGAAGAGCAGGTCTGTTTCTTCGATATCAATCTTAAGAACGTCTGCTTCGATGAATGTAGCATCCTTTCCAGCTTTCTTTGCCTCGTTGATTAGATCTACTACTTTTTGATCTGTTACGATGTCATATGAAATTAGTCTCGCATCAACTCTTAAGAATGCTCGTGTACTTATTCCGGTTCTTACACCCATCTCTATTATATGATTACAATCTTTAGCTAGTTCATATAGAACTGGAAGGTGTTCGTGAATGTCACTAGGAGACGAAGCCGCGATCGCGAACTCTTTCTCTATCATGTGTTTGAAATTTTTTTGCGGCTGGTCTTCCGAATGTCTAATAGTACCAACCGAAGGAATATACTTTTTCATTATGTCGTTCAAATTTACCATATCATATATCTCACTCTTAGTGTTCTTTTCTTTTGCTTTAAGAAAGAACGGATGTATGTTCATAAAATCATCTTCTTTTCCAATATATTTATATATTAGCAGTAACATATAAAACGCATCTATTCTTGACGAGTCAACGTTCAATGCATTCTTTAAAATTTTCTCTGCCATCGCAAAACTATCGCCATGTTCTATCAATGACTTTGCAGCTGACACTAGAGAATTATAGATAAGTTCTACGTCATCTGTCCTATCTGCCGCTCTTAGAAAGTATCCACAGGCAGAAGAATACTGCTGAAGGATTTCATACTCTTTTCCAAGATCGTAGTTGTACTGAGCGTTTCCTGGATCACTTATATAAGTGTTAATCTTTTCTTTAAGCATGTTACCCTCTCAAAATAAAATCATCAAACACGTCTCTAGGTATTCTTAGTATGTAAGAAGCATTATCTTCATAGCCATAGGATATAAGTACGTCATTCTTATGGTAAGCAATACCAGATACAAACTCAATAGTACCACCCATCATAGTAAAGTCACGAGTAGAGCATACGATGTTCCAGTTTCTATCCCAGACTACGATTCGCTGAAAGTATCTTCTTCCGCTATCCTTGCCGCTATATAAGCACTCGTGAGTAACACCTATGTAGTAATCGTCATTCCAAGGAAGAATATGAGAACCGCCTCTTAAGTCTCGAGGAAACCGATAAGTCTTAGACTCTTCCAAGTGAACGGTCTCGGTCTTTAGAGTTTTAGTATCAAATGAAACTATCTGAGTTGGGTTAGACCACTTCACCCATTGGAACGGTTTATCTAGAACAGGCATCCAGTTCTTTTCACAATAGGTATCGTCGTTTCCTGGCGCAGGAATTGAAAAACGTTCTACTTCGACTACGCCATTCTCGGTTATCTCGATCTGTGAAAGATCCATACGACCCTTACCTTCTAGTATGTGGTCCCTTCTTACTCCACATAGATACTTCTTTCCATCCCACTCTACAAACCTAGCATCTTCCAATCCAATGTAGAACCAGTTAGGATTCTCATTGAGTCTCATGTCAACGCGATCTGCAGTTATAACATTAAGTCGATCGTCTAATCTGCACACGACGTTTTCGGATCTGATATTAATGTCGTTGTCGGAATATAGATATTTGAGAGGACCGTCTTTTTCTGGAAACTTATTACTGTAGTAGAGTGTGTAGTTTGTTTCTCTTAAGTTTACAAAGACTCTCTCTTTATCATCAACAAACACGGAAGCATTTGTAGTCGCAACTCCTTTAGAAACAGAATGAGGAACTACGATAGAATGCACGGATCCTCCCTTTTCCAAAACATATTTGGAAAGACTAGAACTATATACATCCTTTAAATCTGAAGAGTTGTGATAGTAGTTAGCTCTTTCGTTTTCTTTTTTGATCTGCATAAGATTCTTTAACGCATCTCTTTTTATGTGGTTCGGAACGTCCTTGATCTTTGTTAACGATAGTAATATCTCTCTTGCTTCTTCAATGAAACCGCTGTTAAAACCAGCATGCGCTTTTTGCAAAAGAAGTGAATACTTTCCTTCAAAAATAGTTTTAAATCTCAAGGGTTTTAAATTATCTATGTCTTTAATAGATAATGCGGTGCACACTAGAGAGTACGCGGTGAACCACTTCTCATCGTTCGTTTCGTTATTTTCTATGAACTTACTTAGAATTAAATATGCTTCGGGTCTATCAGGCATATGCGATATCGCAAAGTTTAGCATACCCTTTGTTGAATATCTACGTCTTCCTAGTGAAGCAGTACATGCTGCAAACCTTATTAGGCTCTCATATGACAGAAGACGGTTCTCTGTTCTTTCTGCTGTTCTTAAGTAATAAGAACCAGCCGAAGAATACTGCCCCAGATCCTCATAGTAAGATCCTAGAGTAAAACTTACTTCTGGATCACTAGGGTTAAGAGCAAACATCGTGATCAATTGTTTCATTTCTTCAAGCATATTAACCCTTTGCATAATTTAAAAACTTTTCTACGGTTGCATATGGAGTTTCTAATACGTATGCAACGTTGTCTTGAAAACCAAACGTGATGAGGATCTTTCCTTTATGGTGACACATTCCGCACGTAAACTCAGTATGTCCTCCCATAATGGTAAAGTCATCAGAGAAACCTACTATGTCCCAGTTCCTATCCCATACTATAAAGCGATGCCGATATACTCCGTCCTTTACTCGCTTCTCTCCTTTAAACAGATCCACCTCGTGAGTAAGAGCAATATAGTGATCACCGAACGGAATGACTTGCGATCCTCCACGAGGTTCTGTAAGACCCTTAGGATTTCCATTAAACAGACGCTTCTCGCTAAGAAAGGCTGTTTCTGCTTTAGATTTTTCTATATCTACAAGAACTACTTCTGTTGGGTTGCACCACTTTATGTACGTATAGTTTTGATCTAGAACTGGCATCCAATTCTTTTCGCAATAAGACTTGTCTTCACCAGGTGCACCGATACGAGTTCTTGACACTTCTATGACTTCGTTTTCCAGAACTTCTATCTCTGACAGTTCCATACGACCCTGTCCGTTTGTAGTCGTATCTCTACGAACTCCAGTCATATAGAGCTTTCCGCCCCATTCCACGAGTCTTGCGTCTTCAAGTCCTACGAAGTCCCAGATTGGTTCTTTGTCCAATCTTGAAGTATCTACGTGATTGAATCTAGTAATGTTATAGTTATCATCAAGTTCGCAGTAGTAGTTTTCAGTGCGAAGCTTCATATCGTCTTCGGGGTGAAGATATGTTAGAGGCCCCCAAGGATGGACGAATTTCTTTTTCTCTGAATGATAGAATAGATAGTTGGTGCATCTTACATTAACAATCAATTTATCATTATGAACCAAGATGGATGGGTTCATGAGACCAGTTCCACCGGTGAGTTCGACTGGAACGATAAGCGGATGAATGCTGCCGCCGTCCGTTAATGCTTGTTGTGCTAGAGTGATAGAAGTTTCATATCTGTATGTTTGCTCTACTTGATATGAATCTTTTATGTGTTCAAAAAATGACATAGTGTAATAAGTCTCCGCATAATATAGTTATCTCAACTACATTTATTTATCTGCCACGATAGCGTTGATTATTTAACCCAATGCGATTGCGTATGCAACTGCGTCTGCCGTCGTTACAGGTGTATCCCAAAAGACACTGTTTGCAGAAGAGTGTAATACTTGTCCAAAAGATCCAGGTGAATTTGTGCTGTCATATATGGCTCCAGTTATTCTAACATTGCCTTCCACGTGCAGTTTTTGAGATGGGATTAACGTCCCAATGCCTATATTTCCTGCGCCATCAGCGGTTATTCCGCCAATACTAACATTAACTCCTACTAACGTCCTTAACGATACTGGCATTAGTTATCTCTCTTTATGTTTTCGATATCGGCTTTTAGTCTCTTAACTGCTTCTATTAAGATCGCAATAAGTGGAGTATATGCAACCGTCTTCCAACCGTTTCCGTTTGTTTTCACGAGTTCTGGCATTATCTTTTCAAGTTCCTGCGCAATCACACCGTAACTCTTAGTTTTGTTATCTTTCCAATCGAAACTATATGTATTTATTCTTTCTAGAATATCAAAGCTGTTATCAATAGACATAAAGTTTTCTTTAAACGTTTCGTCTGAAAGCGAGTTGAAGTTAGTCGCCGAGAGATCACCGGTCGAAGGATTGAAATACAGTTTAGTTGTAGAAACTTCTGCCGTTTGATTCGATCCAGCCGCTGCTACGAATACTGGGTAATGAGTCGCATTAGTGGTGGTATCGTCAGACGCGTTAATCGTAGTAGACGGTCCTGATGTACCTTGGATACCTTGAACACCCTGTGAACCTGTTCCGCCAATACCTTGAGAGCCAACCCCTTGAATACCTTGAATGCCTTGAGTACCCTGAGTACCCTGAGTACCCTGAAGACCTTGTGTACCCCGAGTACCCTGAAGACCCTGTGTCCCTTGAGTTCCCTGAAGACCTTGAGTACCCTGAGTACCCTGAAGACCTTGTGTACCCTGAGTACCCTGAAGACCCTGCGTTCCTTGAGTTCCTTGAGTTCCCTGAAGACCTTGAGATCCAGTCGTACCTTGGGTTCCTTGAGTACCTTGAATACCTTGAATACCTTGGAAACCTTGAGTTCCAGTTGTACCTTGTGTTCCCTGAGTTCCTTGAATACCTTGGAAACCTTGTCTACCTTGTAGGCCTTGAGATCCAGTCGTACCTTGGGTTCCTTGAGTACCTTGAATACCTTGAATACCTTGGAGACCTTGGGATCCAGTTGTACCCTGAGTTCCTTGGGTACCTTGAATACCTTGGAAACCTTGTCTACCTTGTAGGCCTTGAGTACCCTGCGTGCCCTGAGTCCCTTGTGTACCTTGTGTTCCCTGAGTTCCTTGAATACCTTGGAAACCTTGAGTTCCAGTTGTACCTTGAATACCTTGAATACCCTGCGGGCCATATGCATACAATGCAGCTGTAAAATATGTGCCGTTTGCACTGCTATTAATGTTCTGAGAAGTTGTATTTCCAGTAAATGCAGTAACTTCGACATAATCTGTTGTACCGTTAAAATATGCAATAGTGGAAAATGTCATTGCATAACCAGAACCAGTCATGATTTGATCTTGACTAATTGCTAGCTGCGTAGTTCCATTTTTTCTAAGTTGGATATTGTTTTGATTATTAGTTACTGCGCCAGCATCCCACCAAACCTGAGCAGTAATATTGTAATAACCGGCAACAGTTGGTTGGAACCTATTTGAAGCGAACCAATTCTGTGGATCAAAATCATCTGAAAATGTAACAACTGTATCGGCGCCGTTGGTGACAGTTTGTGCTATGTCTTTAACTGCACGAACTACATAACTACCGGGTGTAAGCAAACCGCCATCAAATCCTTGTACACCCTGTCTACCCTGTAGACCTTGAGTTCCCTGAGGACCCTGTAGACCTTGAGTTCCCTGAGTACCCTGTAGACCTTGAGTACCTTGAGTTCCCTGCGTTCCTTGTGTTCCTTGAAGACCTTGAGTACCTTGAGTTCCCTGAAGACCTTGAGTGCCTTGAGTTCCCTGCGTTCCTTGTGTTCCTTGAAGACCTTGAGTGCCTTGAGTTCCCTGAAGACCTTGAGTGCCTTGAGTTCCCTGAAGACCTTGAGTACCTTGTCTACCTTGGAGTCCTTGAGGACCCTGTACACCTTGAGTGCCTTGAGTTCCCTGAAGACCTTGAGTACCTTGTCTACCTTGGAGTCCTTGAGGACCCTGTACACCTTGAATACCTTGAACACCAATTGCAGTAAATATTTCCCAAGTAGAGCCATCATAAGCAAATTCTACAGAGAAACCTTTCACATCCATTGCAACGTCGTCTGAAACTCCTTCGATTGTGCTTCCGTTTCTTCCAACCGTAAGGTTGGTGGCCGCCCAGTCGGCTGGATCTGCAATAATTACAAAATCGCCTGTAGAAGGAGCAGCCGGAAGATTAATTGTGAATGTTCCCCCAGAAGTGTCTGCTAGAATTCTGTCTCCGGAAACTGCGGTGTATGTAGTTGTTTTTACTAACCAATTATTAAAACCACCATCCAGACCTTGTAATCCTTGAACACCAGTTCCTTGAAGACCCTGTGTCCCTTGAGTGCCCTGAGTTCCTTGAAGACCCTGTGTCCCTTGAGTGCCCTGAGTTCCTTGAAGACCTTGGGTTCCTTGAGTACCCTGAGTACCCTGAAGACCTTGGGTTCCTTGTGTTCCTTGAGTACCCTGAGTACCCTGAAGACCTTGGGTTCCTTGTGTTCCTTGAGTTCCTTGAGTACCCTGAAGCCCTTGGGTTCCCTGAGTTCCTTGCGTACCTTGAGTTCCCTGAGTTCCTTGCGTACCTTGTGTGCCCTGAAGACCTTGAGTGCCCTGAGTTCCTTGTATACCTTGAGTTCCTTGAGTTCCTTGAGTACCCTGAAGACCCTGTGTTCCCTGAGTTCCCTGAGTTCCTTGAGTACCTTGAGTTCCTTGAGTACCTTGAGTTCCTTGAGTACCCTGAAGACCCTGCTCGCCTTGAAGACCTTGAGTGCCTTGTGTACCCTGAGTACCCTGAGTACCTTGAGTACCCTGAAGACCCTGAGTACCTTGAGTACCTTGAGTACCTTGAGTACCCTGAAGACCCTGTGTTCCCTGAGTTCCCTGAGTACCCTGAAGACCCTGTGTTCCCTGAAGACCCTGTGTTCCCTGAGTACCTTGAGTACCCTGAGTACCTTGAGTACCCTGAAGACCCTGTGTTCCCTGA